ATAACACACTATTGGCTTTTACTGCAAGCCTTTAGTCATAAATTTTTCTTCTTTTTTTTTACTAAAATAATTACTATGTAGTTATCTTAAGATTGTTGCCGAAAGATTTAAAAAAAAGGCTTTAATAAATGACAACTATTGATTTTATTAGCAGCGAACTATTTCCAAGTGATGATTATATAAAAGAGATTGTTTATATATGTCTAGAGGGTAAATATAGGGTTGCTTATGTGAGGAAAAAAGCTCAGAATGGCGGATTGTTTTGGACAATATCGACTATTGGAGTTAATAAGGATGGTAAGAAAGAATATTTCCCGGCTTTTATTCAGGATAGCAATTTTTTGGAAAGGGATATTAAAGACTTCCTGGAGAAAAGGAAGTGGGAAGAAAAGCCAAAGAGTATTTATGCCCCCCCGAAAAGCCAATCGGAGATGCCTTTTTGATAGATGTATTTTTGCCTATAGTAACAGTATCGGAAGCTAATGGGTATAAAAAGCCATGCATCAGAAAAGGAAGGTTATGCTATAGGACAGAACACTGGACAGATAAACATAAGAGACATAAACGGCAGAAATATGCAGTCAAGCTTATGTTAAATCCGCTTAAATGCTCTATCTCTCTACCTTGTACTATTATACTAACTAGGCATGCTCCTCGTAAGCTAGACAAGTTTGATAATCTACCTATGAGTTTAAAGTGGGTGTTAGACGCAATATGTGAGATTATTACAGGCGATAATAGGCCAGGTAGGGCAGATAGCCACGAGGGGATTAGCGTTGTCTATGAGCAGGTAAACAGCAAGGATTACGGTGTCAGGATTCAGATTTCTTGTGAATGAAATAGTCACAATGGTTTTTCTTCTTGTCGAACGGTGTAAATATAAACACCGGATAAACATAGGTAGGTTTAGCAGAGAAGCGATGGCACTTATCTTTTAATGGGCACTTCTTCCCAGAGCATTTTGTTACATCAGACATAAATAACCTTATTCAAGCAGGGATGGCAACGATATTCTATGTTGTCGATTAATCCTATAATGACAGTAGCCTTATTGCCACAAATACAGCAAATATCTGACAAAGTTAAAGATCTCCGTTACATCTCCGTTACATCTCCGTTACATAGACCCTTTTCTATTATTTCTAGTCTACTTAGCAGATTAATATAATTTTTTGCTAGCTCTCCATGTGCAGCAAAAAGTTTCTTCCTTACTTTGTCCTGGCTTTCTTTTAACCGTCTTACTTCATTCTGCAATAAAACTACTTCATCTTCCTGGAAAAAATCTAATTGTATCATACGCAAACCTCATTGATGATATAATAAAGATATTTACTTAATAACTCAATCAAGAAATCTCTTTGACAAATTAAAATTTAAGTAATATAACTTAGTTAAATAAACTTTAATTAGGTGAGTATATGCCACAACCAAATAAAGAAGAGCTGAAAAAAAAAAGATCTGGTGGCCCCAAGCCAACATATGACCCTAAAAAGATCATGGATGAAATGGAAGCTTGGGTAGAAAAAGAAGATTCAATTGCCTTTGTTGCCTTCTGTTATGATAATAAGTATTTGCCAGGTCTAATATGGCGTTTATGTCAAGAGAATGAAGACTTCGAAGATTGCTATATGTTAGTAAAAATGAAGCTAGCTGAGCGCAGAGAGAGACTTATGAACGCTAACCTTCTCAACTATGGCTCTTGGAATCGCTATCAAAAGATGTATGATCCTTTCCTCGATAAAGCCGAAGAAGCTGACAAGGACAAGGACGCAGCCCGAAAGAAAGGTATTGCAGAGCTAGAACAAGCAAACCTTGTAAAACTTGCCCAGATGGCTGCGGAAGGAAAGATCACCCAACAATGATATTAGATCCCTGTTGGCGGTTAAATAATCTTTATAGAATCATTGACCGCCATTCAAACTCAATTCCTTTTAAGCTCAATAAAGTCCAAAGTGATGTACTTTCTAAGCTACATAATCGTAACATCATACTTAAAGCTCGTCAGCTTGGAATGTCAACCTTTGCCGTTCTTTACATGCTCGATCAAACTTTGTTCAATAGCAACTTAGCTTGTGGAATAGTATCCTACTCCTTGGAACATGCCCAGCATATTTTTAAAAAGATAATTGGCCATGCACTTGATACTTTGCCCGAAGAAATAAGAAGCCTATCCGGTGTAGTGCAAAGATCAGCAAGAGAAATTACCTTTAACAATGGTTCTTCATTAAGAGTTGATACTACGTTAAGAGGCGGATCTTATCCCCTTATTTTAATCTCTGAATTCGGCAAAACTTGTGCGAGAAACCCACAAAAAGCCGAAGAAGTCATAACAGGAACCCTTCAGGCAGTCCCAAGAGATGGAAAAGTTATCATAGAAAGCACCGCGGAAGGCAATGACGGATTTTTCGCTGAGATGGTCATGGAGGCACACAGAAGGGGAGCCGAAAACCTCTCATCTATGGAATATAATCTCTTTTTTTACCCCTGGATGTCTGAACCAACTTATGTTCTAACTGAAGACATTCATTATGATGTTTCTTTGGTTGATTACTTTACTCAAGTAGAAAAAGAAACTGGACTAATCCTGACTAAAGTTCAAAAAAACTGGTATGCAGTACAAACTAAAATCTTAGGGGACAAGATCAAGCAAGAATTTCCCTCTACCATCTCAGAAGCCTTTCTTTCTTCTTCCGATGCTTACTTTTTCGCCGAGAAAATCGCTAAAGCTTACCAAGAAAATCGTTGTTTATACTCATCGTTATACGATGCATTGCAACCTGTTTATGTGTCTATGGATATTGGCATTAATGACCTTACTGTACTAGTTTTTTTCCAGGTTATACACGGTGAAATAAGGGTTATAGATTATTACGAAGATCGAAACAAGGATTTGCCTTTCTATGCTAGATTTCTACTCCAAGATAAAAAATATCATTATAATACTATTTTTTTACCTCACGATAGCGTTAAGCGCGATCCTCTGGATATTAGTAATAGCTACGAGCGTGATTTTAGGCGTTTGTTTCAAAATAATAATGCTAAGTTCCATGTACTTAAACGCATGGATAAGCAACTGTCTATCTCTCATTCTAAAGTGATGCTAGACAGATGTGTCTTTAATCTTACTAGAGTAAAGCCTTTTCTTGACCAAATAGCCAAGTATCGCAAAAAGTGGTGCGAATCAACAGGCAGATACTTAGAAGAGCCTTATCACAACGAAGCTAGTAACTTTGCCGATGCTTTCCGCTATATGTGCCAAGCTGTTGCACACTTAGAAACTACCCTTGGTCTTAAGGGAGCCCTAGAGAAACATAAATTAGTAACTGCTGCCAGATATTCAAGAGTTATTTAAAATATCTCATCTAAAGGTAGATTTTGTTTCTACTTGTTTCTACTTGTTTCTAATGCACATATGTACTATAATGATAGTATGTATACTGAGGTATTATATGACACATAAGAAAAAATCAGCGTCTATCAAACGTAGTCCAAGCAAAATGAGCATGGCAGCTCCTAATAAAACTAGACTTGTACTCTCCTGTACAGAAGAAGAGAAAATGTATATTAAGATGCTGGCTGCTAGTCAAAATAAAACTATGAGTGAATACTTGATATCACGCTCAGGAGTACCGCAATCAAGATGTGATTTCCCTGGGTGTAATGGTATTCATAAACCCAATAAGTTAACAGAAAAAATCCTCAAAGAAAGCGAAAGAGGAGAAAACCTAGAACATCACGAATCAATAGAAGATTTTTGGAAATCAATGGGGATTGATCCAAATGCTAAAGATTGACAATACAACCCAGTTCAAAAGAGATCTAAAAAAATATAAAAATCAACTATCTATAATAAAAGAGTTAGATACTGTAATTAAACACTTGGCAAAACGTGAACCATTAGAAGAGAGGTTTAAAGACCATCCATTAATAGGAAATTGGAAAAATTGTAGAGAATGTCATGTAAAAAATGATGTGCTTCTTATCTATCGCATCAAAGATAAAGTATTGCTTCTAGAAAGATTTGGCTCTCATTCTGAACTATTTCATTAAAATCTATTATATAATTATATAATTAAATAAATTTCTTTAAAAGTTAACTGTAAGGCATATCAATTTTAAATTTAGTTTATTAAATTTAAGATATGTCAGACTATGATATTAAAACAGATTACCAAGAATGCTATAGGTATGCCCATGACTATTGGCAGCCTTTCATAAAAGATGCTCAAGTTTATACACTTGCAGCTAGTGGTTATACCTGGTCAAATGCTGAAAGAAAAGAATTGATAAAAGAAGGTCGAGAACCTCTAGAATTCAATATAATGCGCCGGCCATTACAGTTTTTTTCTGGATACTTACGTGATAATATCAATCAAATCATTTATTCCCCAGTAGAAGGTAGCGACCAAAAAACCGCCGATCAACTGACTAAATTATCATATTATGTCTGGGATAAAGGCCAAGGATTTCCAACTTTTTTAGATGCCTGCGACGAGGCTTTTAAGTCTGGAATTGCCCTATGTGGCATACAAATGGACTATACTAAGGATTTTATTAATGGAGATATAAGCTTCTTTAAAAGGACATATAATTCATTCTATTTAGACCCTAGTTTTGAACAAATTAATTTAAGTGATTGTTCTTTTGCAATTACTCGAGATCTAATTGATAAACAGTATGCCAAGCAGTTATTAAATTTTATCGACCCAAAGGAAATTGATCAACTTTCCCAAGGCTATAGGGATGACAAATTTCTAACATATAGGCCT